AGGGGAACTCAAGAAGAATCGACCGAGGTTAACACGTTTTTTTGGAAATAGCGCAGAATCAGCCAGAAAGCGCCGAAACTGCGCAGAATAGAGTTAAATCAGAGCGAGGAGTGCACACAATGCCAGCAAAAACAACACTAGAAAAGCAGGCGGCTAAGGTCTTAGAGCTAGCCAGAGAGCGCGGCGTAGCGTCTAACTATTTCTTTGAAACGACTTTTAAGCGCTACGAGGTACAGATGCGCATTTTAAAAGACCTAGAGGCGGCTATAGAGGAGTACGGCGCAACCGTTACAAAAGAATATGTTAAGGGGCGCAAAAACTTAGTAGCCAACCCAGCCATAACCGAGTACAACAAAACGAGCACGGCGGCAAACGGGACAGTCTCGACGCTTATTAGTATCGTTAAGCAGCTTAGCGACGGCGAGCCGACAGGCGGTAAACTTAAAGACCTAGCGGCGGCGTTAAAATGAAATCTAACTATATACTGGAATACTACCAGCGTATAACAGACGGATCTGTAACCGTCGGCAAGTGGATAAAACTAATATACAGGTACATAATAAAGGGCTTAGAAAACAAGCTCTTTTTTTATGACCACAAAAAGGCACAGGCTGCCGTTAAGTTTATAGAGACTTTTTGCAGACACCACGAGGGCGCACTAGCGCCTCAGCTTATAGTTTTAGAGCTATGGCAAAAGGCGCTTATATCTGCGCTCTTTGGGATCGTAGACGAGACAGGGGCGCGGCAGTTTAGAGAGGTCTTTCTGGTTATCGGTCGGAAAAACGGCAAGACCTTATTAGCGGCGGCTATCGCGGCATATTGTACTTTTTTAGATGGCGAGTACGGCGGGCGTATTTATTTCGCCGCCCCAAAGCTAGAGCAGGCTGCTTTATGCTTTGAGGCATATCACCAGATGATACTGCAAGAGCCAGAGCTTAACCGTATGGCTCAGAAACGGCGCACAGATATATACATAGCCGACAATAACACGAGCGCAAAGCCGTTAGCGTTTAGTGCTAAGAAGTCAGACGGCTTAAACGTCTCTCTGGGCGTGGCTGACGAGTGCGCCAGCTGGCAGGGCGACGCGGGGCTTAAATTCTACGAGGTTATTAAAAGCTCTATGGGCGCCAGACGCCAGCCTATACTGCTCGCTATGTCAACAAGCGGATATATTAACGGCGGCGTATTTGACGAGCTTATGAAAAGGGCGACGCGCTTTTTACTGGGCGACAGCAAAGAGCGGCGGCTGCTGCCTTTTCTTTATATGATCGACGACGTAGACAAATGGGCAGATATAAACGAGCTGCAGAAAGCAAACCCAAATCTAGGGGTATCTATTAGCGTCGATTATATGCTAGAGGAAATAGCAATAGCTGAGGGGTCGCTTTCAAAGCGCAGCGAGTTTATAACTAAATACTGCTGCTTAAAACAAAACTCTAGCACTGCGTGGCTGCCCGCTGAGATCGTTGAGGACGCCAGCGGCGAGCACTTAAGCCTTGACGATTTTAGGGGCTGCTACTGCGTCGGCGGTATCGATTTGAGTCAAACAATAGATTTAAGCTGTGGGCTAATCGTAGTAGAAAGAGGCGGCGAGCTTTACGTTATTGCAAAATTCTGGCTGCCAGCCGAAAAGATCGACGAGGCGACAGCGCGGGACGGCGTGCCGTACGACGCGTATATTAAGCGCGGCATCTTAGAGCCGTCTGGCGATAATTTTATTAACTATCACGACTGCGCAAACTGGTTTAAATCTCTCGTAGAGGACTACGGCATACTGCCGTTAAAAATAGGGTACGACCGATATAGCGCCCAGTATCTCGTGCAGGAGCTGGGGCAAAAAGGCGGCTATGGCTTTCATATGGACGACGTTTATCAAGGTGAAAACCTTTACCCAGTTATACAAGAGGTGCAGGGCTTACTAGAGGATCGCAAGATACATATAGGCGATAACGACCTATTGAAAATGCATTTGTTAAATAGTGCTATAAAAATGAGCACAGAAAGAGGGCGGGGCAAGCTGGTAAAGCTCGCGCCGTCGCTCCATATAGACGGGTGCGCCGCGCTGCTCGATGCTTTTACAGTACGGCAAAAGCACCACGACGAGATAAAAGAGCAACTAATTAACAGAGGTAGATAATATGTCATTATTCGACGCGATTTTTAAAAATCGACCGAAAGAGCGGGGGGCGTATCAAGGGTATTTTAAAATGCTTAACGGATACCGCCCAGCGTTTACCAGTTGGGACGGCGGGCTATATGAGAGTGAGCTTATACGCGCGGCTATTCATGCAAAAGCTAAGCATATAAGCAAGCTAAAGGTAGAGACGCAAGGCTCGGCTAAGCCTGCTCTCGTGTCTAAGCTCAAACACGCGCCTAACCAGTTCCAAAGCTGGGCACAATTTTTATATAGACTCGACACTATTCTAGAGGTGCATAACACGGCGTATATAGTGCCAGTGTATGACAAGTACGGCGAGCCGTCTGGGGTGTTTGCTGTGCTGCCGACGCGGTGCGAGTTTGTGCAGTACGGCGGCGTGCCGTATCTGCGGTACGAGTTTTCTAACGGCGATAAGGCAGCCGTAGAGTTGGAATACTGCGGGATCATGGTAAAGCACCAGTATAGAGACGACTTAACGGGCGAGTCTAACGGCTCTATGCTGCCGACTATGGACTTAATACACATACAAAAGCAAGGCATTAAAGAGGGTGTTAAGTCTGCCGCCAGCTATCGCTTTATGGCGCAGCTTTCGAATTTTAGCAGCGCCGAGGATCTGAAAAAAGAGCGACGCAGATTCAGTGAGCATAATTTCGGAAAAGACGCCGAGGGCGGCGGCATGCTGCTTTTTCCTAACACGTATAGCAACGTTAAGCAGATCGACGTAAAGCCGTGGGTGGTTGACGCTGAGCAGATGAAAATAATTAACGCTAACGTGTTTAACTATTTCGGTGTTAATGAGGATATTTTACAGAATAAAGCATACGGCGACGCGTGGGCAGCCTTTTACGAGGGCGAAATAGAAGTATTTGCAATACAGTTTAGCGAGGTTATGACCCGCATGTTATACACGCTGCTAGAGCAGGCTAACGGCAATAGGGTTATAGCAACGGCTAACCGCTTGCAGTATATGAGCAACGCCGACAAGTTAAACGTATCGAGCCAGTTATTAGATAGAGGCATCTTTACTATTAACGACGTTAGAGAGATCTGGAATCTACCGCCAGTAGAGGGCGGCGACGAGCGCATTATAAGGGGCGAGTATTATAACGCAGACGCAAAAGTGAGCGAGGGGGTTAATAACGATGCTGCCGAAAACACTAACGGATAAATTAAACGAGGGGCGCACGTATAGAAACGTGCAGAATATTGAAATTAGAGAGGCGGGCGACGATGGCGGCAAGCTTATCGTAGAGGGCTACGCTACAACATTTAACGAGCCATATATGCTCTGGCAAGACGGCAAATATACCGTAATGGAGCAGATCGACGGGCGGGCGTTTGACGAGTGCGACATGAGCGATGTTATTATGCAATATAACCACGAGGGGCGCGTTTTCGCACGGATCAGTAACGGCACGCTAGAGGCTAACCCAGATGATAAAGGGCTAGCCGTACGCGCTAATCTGGGCGGTACGGATCTGGGCAGAGGGTTATACCAAGAGATAGCGGGCGGCTATACCGATAAAATGAGCTTTGGCTTTAGAGTAGCCGAGGACGAATTTACAGAGACGGAAAACCACGAGACAGGCGAAACCGTAGTATTGAGGACTATAAAAAGAATATCTAAATTGTATGACGTTAGCGCCGTTAGCTTACCAGCAAACGACGCTACAGTTATATCTGCGCGTAGCTATGGCGAGGGAGTTATCGCTGAGCTAGTCGAGGAGCACGAAAAGCGCGAGAAACTCAGAAAACAAATTAAAATTTTAGCGGGGGTTTAAACTATGGAATTTAACAAAATGACCATTGAAGAGCTTGAGGCACGTAAGGCTCAGATCGCTATTGATGTAGACGCCGAGGGCGCAGACCTTGACGCGCTTAACGACGAGGTGCGAGCGATTAAGAGCGAGCTGGAAACGCGCAAAGCAGCAGAAGAAAAGCGGGCTGCTATTCGTGATATGGTAGCCAGCGGAAAAGGCGAAACTGTTAGAACATTTAAGGGGGACAACGAAATGGGAAATACTAAAACGCTGGACGAGGTAAGATCTAGCGCAGAATATGTTAACGCGTTTGCTAACTACATTAAGAGCGGCGACGATACCGAGTGCCGCGCACTGCTTACAGAGCTGGTATCTGGCGGCTCTGTGCCCGTGCCGACAGCCACAGAGGGGCGTATTCGTACCGCTTGGCAGCGCACGGGGCTTATGGAGCTGGTTAATAAAACATACGTTAAGGGCAATCTGCGCGTAGGGTTTGAGCTTTCGGCTACTGGCGCAGTAGTGCATACAGAGGGCGCAGCAGCGCCGACAGAGGAAACGCTTACACTTGGCGTCGTGCAGCTTACGGCTCAGAGCGTTAAAAAGTGGATTCGAATTTCTGACGAGGCTTACGATATGGGCGGGCAGGAATTTCTCGATTATATCTACGACGAGCTTACTTATAGAATCGCAAAAGAGGCTCAGCGTATTCTCATTCAGCTTATTATCGACGCGCCCGCAGCCAGCACAGCTAGCGCGGTAGGCGTGCCTGCTATCAATGGGGCGCCCACAGATCTGTCTGTAGTGGCGCAGGCGCTGGCGCATCTTTCAGACGACGCGGCTAACCCCGTTGTGGTTATGAATAGACTGACGCATGCCGAGTTTATGAGTGCAATGGTAGCGGCTAGCTTTATGTTTGACCCGTTTGACGGCATTGACGTGCATTATGATAACACGCTTAAGTCTTACAACGCAGCAAGCTCTGGCGAGACTTGGCTTATTGTTGGCGACTTTGGCGTAGGCGCACAGGCGAATTTCCCGAATGGCGACGAGATCAGAATTAAATATGATGATCTGTCAGAGGCAGAGGCAGACCTTATTAAGATCGTAGGGCGTGAGTACGTCGGTCTGGGTCTGGTAGCGCCTAACGCTTTCGCAAAAGTTACAAAGGCATAATTAAAGGTACTTGTTACTGGGGCGGCTTAACGGTCGCCCCTTTTTAGAGGTTAATAAAATGTTAAATCAGCAGTTAGTTATTAAAGCTAAGACGGCTCTGCGTGTTACTACAGGCGTATACGACGAGCAGATAGACGACTTATTAAGCGCTGGCAAGCTCGACTTAGGTATAGCTGGCGTAACACTGCCAGAGGAGTTAGACGCGCTCTGTAGCACTGCGCTTATTACTTACGTTATGCTGCACTTTGGGCAGACAGAGGACTACGAGCGCCTTAAAAGATCGTACGACGAGCAAAAGGCGCAGCTGCAGACAGCCACAGGCTACACTGTATGGGGTGAGCGTGATGTATGAGAGCGCGGCGGTACTATATGGCGACGCTATAGCGACGTACGACGAGTACGGCAACGAGCATCTGGACTATGAAAAGACAACGGTATATGTAAAGCCCCGCAGCGTTTACGCATCAGAGTTTTACGCTGCGGCACAGCTAGGCATACACCCGTCTATAGTTCTAGAGCTTGGCAATAGAGCCGACTACGACGGGCAGAGCGTGCTGCTATACGATGGGCGAGAATATGACGTTATCCGCGCCGACTGGAAAAACGGACGCGAGGGGATAGCGTTAACACTCGCCGAGAGGGTAGGCAAAAATGGCAGTTAAGGGCGTGTCTGAGCAACTCAACAAAATACTAGACGACTACGCCGAAAAGCTCGACGAGACAACAGACGAGATTATGGCGCAGACTGCTAAAGAAACTGTTAGCGATTTAAAAACGTCTAGCCCTAAAGGTAAGGGCAAGAGCCGAGGCGCTTATGCAAATAGCTGGGCAGTAAAGAAAGAAAAGCACCAGTATATCGTGCACAACAAAAAGCACTACAGGCTCACGCACTTACTTAATAACGGGCATGTAATCGCTAACCAGTACGGCGAGTACGGGCGCACAACTGGCGACAACCATATAGGCAAAGCAGAGGAGCGCGCAGAGAAAAAGCTAATCGACACGCTAGAGGCTAGATTATGAGGAGCATATACGAGGTATTAGAGAGCACGGGGCTGCCCTGTGCTTACTCTCATTTTAAGAAAAAGCAAGAGCCGCCTTATATAGTCTATATAGGCAATGGGCAATTTAATTTTAATGCTGATAATACATTTTATATCTCACAAAATGAGTACCAGATAGAATATTACTACAAAGAGAAAAACGAAAGAAACGAGGCAGCCATAGAGGCTGCCCTTTTAAATGCTGGTTACAAGTACGAAAAAAGCGAGGACGCTTATATACAAGACCAAGACGTTTTTCTCATTTACTACTACGTATAGGGGGTAAAAAATGGCAAATAAAGTTGTTTTCGGGCTGGAGAACGTACACGTTGGCACGTATACGGTAGACAGCTCTACGGGCGACGTAACGCTGGGCACGCCTATGCATATTGCGGGGGCGGTCAACATGAGTTTGGAGAGCGACTCGGAGGAGAGCGTATTCTGGGCTGATAACGTGAAATTCTACACCACATATAGTGATAACGGTATGACTGGCGAGCTCGAAATGGCAATGTTCCCAGATGCTTTTAAAACGCAATTTCTTAACTATGTAGAAATCTCTAACGGCGGTCTGGCACAGGTTAAGGGGCAGCAGAATAGAGACGTATATATAGCATTTGAGGCGGCAGGCGACGCAGAGCACAGACGCTGCATTTTATATAACGTAGCGCTGGGGGCTATTACGCGCGAGTATGCGACCACCACAGAAACGAAAGAGCCACAGACTGCCACTCTGCCGTTTACGGTCAGCGGTGACAATGCTACTGGCATTGTAAGAGCAGAATACCCGCAGACTGCGGCAGGGTATGCAACGCTCTTTACTAACCCGCCAGTACCGAGTTTGCAGACGACCTAACAGGATTTAAAGAGAGGGGTGCACCATGATTAAAACAATTAAGATTACAAAAAGCCAGTCAGTAGAGTTAAGCGGCTCTGCTGGCTGGCTGCTTATCTATCGTGAGACTTTTGGGCACGATATACTGCCCGATATAATGCCGATGATAGAGAGCACGCTTAGCTTAGCCGTAGAAATTTTACAGGGGTCTACTATTAGCGTAGATAAAAACGGAATTAGCGAGATAGACGTTAATAGCGTTATATCTAACTTAGACGGTGGCGTGTTGTCTAGCTTGTTTATTAACTTAAGCGGGCTAGAGTCTACTACGTTGCTAAGGATCATCTGGGCAATGGCTAAACATGCCGACGATGATACGCCCAGTATATTAGAGTTTTATAAGCAGTTTGAGAATTTCCCGCTTGACGTAGTAGTGCCGAAAGCGGTACGGCTGATTATAGACTCTACCGTGTCGGCAAAAAACGCGCGGCGCCTGCTGAGTCTGAGAAAGATAGCGGCAGGCTTACCACAGACAAAATACTCGTTGCAGGGATCGACAGAGGGCTAAGCGTGGACGATATGCGCCGCATGGATATAGGGCACATAGTCGACTTTATTATAGAGTATAACGAGGCTCACGACGTTAACGACGACAACAAGGCGACCCAGAAACCGAAACGCAGAAAAGCGACGCAAGCGGACTGGGACGCATTTTTTGGGTGATTAAATGGCGGGCAATATTAAGGGCATAACAATTAAATTCGAGGGCGATACGACCGACTTAGGGCGCTCTCTCGCCAAGATTAAAGCAGACGCTGGCGGCGTAGATAAAGAGCTTAGAGCCGTTAACAAGTCTCTTAAATTTAACCCTAAAAATACCGAGCTATTAGAGCAAAAGCAAAAGCTATTAAAGGATAAAATAGGGCAGACTAAGAAAGAACTAGAGGCTTTTAAGCTCGCGCAGCAGACTCTGGACGACGACCCAGCAGTAGACAAGACCAGCCAGCAGTATATGGAGCTGCGGCGCAATATTATAGAGTCTGAGAGCAAGCTAAAGCATTTTAACGAGGAGCTTAAGCAGACACAAAACGCCAAGTTTGACCAACTGGGGCAGAAATTCCAAGACGTTGGCGGTAAAATGCAGGACGTTGGCAAGGGGCTAACGACTCACGTAACTGCGCCTATTCTGGCAGTTGGCGCGGCGTCTGTTAAGGCGTTTAACGAGGTGCAGAGCGGGCTTAATATTGTAACGCAAAAGACTGGCGCAACGGGCGAGGCTCTTAAAGCCATGCAGGACAGCGCCAGAAACCTAGCTAAAACTATCCCGACAGACTTTGAGACTGCAGGGGCAGCCGTTGGCGAGGTTAATACGCGTTTCGGCGTGACTGGCAAAGAGTTAGAGGATCTGTCTGCAAAATTTATTAAGTTTGCAAAAGTAAACGGCACAGACGTTAACCAGTCTATCGACCAAGTGCAGAAAGCTCTTTCTGCTTTCGGTCTTACTGCAGAGGACGCGCCCGCGCTGCTCGATGCTATGACGCAGGCAGGACAGCAGACGGGCGTAAGCATGGAAACCTTGCAGAGCGGGCTTATACAAAACGCGGCAGCGCTGCAAGAGCTGGGGCTTAATATAGGGCAGTCTACTACGTTTATGGCTCAGCTAGAAAAGGCTGGGGCAAACTCTGAAACGGTCATGCAAGGCTTACGCAAGGCGCTTAAAAATGCGGCTGCAGACGGCAAACCGTTAGACCAAGCGTTAAGCGAGCTGCAGACGACTATCTTAAACGGGTCGGGCAGTATGGACGGCTTAACGGCGTCGTATGACCTTTTCGGTAAGTCTGGCGACCAGATTTATAATGCCGTTAAAAACGGCTCTCTGGACTTTGCCACGCTTGCACAGAGCGCAGGCAATGCGGCGGGCGTATTAGACCAAACTTTCCAAAATACTCTAACGCCTGCTGAGCAATTCCAAATGACCATGAACACGGTTAAAGATACGGGCTACGAGCTGGGATCTAACCTTATGGAAATGCTCGCGCCAGCACTGCAGAAAATAAGCGAGGGCGTGCAAAAAGTAAGCGAATGGTGGAGCGGTCTTAACGAGGTGCAGCAAAACACTATAATTAAGGTCGCCGCAGTAGTGGCGGCTATCGGTCCGTTACTTATCGTTATCGGTAAAATGTCAACAGGCATAGGGGCTATTATTAAGTTGCTGCCGATGCTCGCAAGCCCTGCGGGTATAGCTATAGCTGCAGTAGCGGGGTTAATCGCTATAGGCGTAGCGCTCTATAAAAACTGGGATAAAATCAAAGAGAAAGCGGGCGCGGTCGCCGACTGGGTGGTAGCAAAATGGACGGCTTTTAAAGAAAAAGTTGGGGCTATCTGGCAAGGCGTTAAAGACGCAATACTAGCGCCCATAGAAAAAGCGCGGGACGCTATTAAAAGTATTATAGATAAAATCAGAGGAATTTTTAAATTCAACTTTGAATTGCCCAAGATTAAACTCCCGCATTTCGACCTAAAGCCCGACGGCTGGAAATTATCAGACTTACTGCACGGGGAGATACCGTCCTTAGGTATTGACTGGTACGCTAAGGGCGGCATCTTTAAAAGCCCCAGCTTAATAGGCGTGGGCGAGGCAGGCGCAGAGGCAGTGCTGCCTATAGAAAAGTTAAACGAGATGCTGGCTAACATGGCTGATAATATCGTTAACGGCGTTAACACTGGCTTAGCCATGCAAGGCGGCAGCGGTGATATAGTTATACCCATTTATCTATACCCGTCGGGGGCTAAAATGGGCGAGGAAATCGTAAAGAGCTACGATATATATAAGAGGCAGCTGGGATAATATGATAGGCATATATAACACTATAAAAATAGCGGGGCGCGACTTTAAGCGCCCTAGCGACTTTAGCATACAGCGCGAGGATATTTACTCAGGAGAATATACGACGTGCACGGGCGCGGTAAAAGCCGACAGAGTAGGCTGGAAATATTCAGACACTACGATACACTTTGACGAGCTTACGCCCGCAGAGCTGGCTGTATTAATAGGCTTGTCTGGCGCTGTGCCTTTCGTGTTTACAGACGGCGACGGCACGCACACAGAGCAAGTAATACGTGCTGGTTTTATGAATACGCCGACGCGTCTAACGCTGCCAGACGGCTCTGTAGTATGGAAAGATATAGAGATAAGTTTGAGGTTTATCAATGCCCACAATTAACGCGGAAAACGCTAAAAGCATACGGCAGTCTATGAGCGTGCACGTAAAGATCGAGGCAGACATAGACGGCGAGAGCGTCGTATATGAATATGATAACAATGATATTTTATCATGTGAGTTAAATCTGCGCTCAGATCTAAGCCCCATAGAGCCGACACTGCCAGAGAGCGAGATTATAGTAAGAGTCTACAGCGCCGAGGACGTGTCTGACGTTGTGAAATATATTTCTAACGACCAGCCGCTTACTTACTGGGCTGGTTATGACGGCGATTATAGCACGGTGCGCAAGTTCTATATCTCTGAGCCAGTAACGTACGCAGACCACGTTATAACGTATAAGGCTGTGGACGCTGTGCACTTTTTAGATCATGAAATAGCCCCGTACTGGTGCGGCACTTGGTCGTACGTAAGCAGCGGCGGGCTTAGCTATTTTAACTGGGATAAAAACAGCGGCGGCACGGCGTTAACTACAGGCATGGCGGCGTCTTATCTCAGCGGTACTATTTATCATTTGTTAGTAAGCTCTGGGATAACCCCGACAGGCGAAACTGCAGCGCCAGCTATCGGCGGCGATGCTGTAGCCGCTGCAGATTGCCGTTTTTTAGTCGAGGGTAACGCCCGCGATATAATCGCAAATCTAATTAATATAGGGCATATAGAGCTGCCAGCAACGGCGTTTAATAAGTCTCTGTGGCTTAATTATATAGATGCTGGTATACCGACAATGAAAAACACAAAGCCGTCTAGCTCTTGGGATATTTACGCGGCAGACTGCGGCGACATAAAGAGCGAGACGGCGCGCGATATAGTAGAGATAACCGCGCCAAACAAATCACTATTAACGATAGACTGGGACAGAGGCATAGGACTTTCTAACGGCAAAGTCGGCAGCGTATCTATAACGTATGGATCTGGCGCTAGTGTTTCGCTAGATAAGTACGCTATGGTAGGCTGCGCTATGCTGTGGGCGTACCCGTCGCAATTCTTTTACCCCGACGCGCTGGGCAGTATTAAAGACGATATAGAGAGTATAACGTATGTAGACGGCAGCGTATGGTATAACGCTATCGGTACGTATATATACAAAGACGGCGGTTTTATGCCGTGGGATAGTAACATGGCGGCGTTTTGGCGCGAGGCTAAGAATAGGAATATAATTAGCGCTGATGCTACAACGGCGTCGTTTGACCTATATAACGCTGGATTCGATGCAGACCCAGCGCCGACGAGTTACACAAGGACAGGCAGCGGCGTATCTGAGACTCTAAAAGCTGGCTTTTACGGCTTGGCAAAGCTAAAAGGCAGAAACGGGGTCACCTATACACTACTGCCTAATATGGGGCAGAGGCAGCTATTAAATAGGTCTAATAAAACTGGCTCGTTTACGTGGAAAGGCGACCCGCGCATGCAGCCGCGGGACGTGTTCACGTACCACTATTTAGACGGCACTACAGAGCTAAGGACTATAGAAAGCATTAACTTAATGCATGAGGGCGGCGGGACGGTCGCGCAGATCACGTATAGAAAGGGGATCGTATAAATATGG